ACCACGCGCAAATTTCTGTCGGGTTTTGACCTAAGTGAGGTGCCACATGGGCCGGCGGGGACCGATTCCGAAGCGTGATTCACAGCGATCAGCGGACGGCAGGAACACTTTGCACCGGAAGACGGCATCGCCAGCCCCGGAGACCGTCGACCCGCCTGCAACCGTCCAGGGCGATTCGGCGGCGCTGGAGTTTTGGAACCGGCACGCCGACGCCCTGGTCGAGGCCCGCCGGCTGCGGCCGGAGCAGGCGGAGGTGTTCGGGATGCTCTGCCATCTCCACAGCGACATCCTCGTCCTCATGGCAACGGTGCAGGCCGGCGGTGCTGTGATCGACACGCAGAAGGGGCCGGTGCCGCACCCGGCGACGAAGCTCCTGCGGGATGCCCGCCGTGACTTCGTTTCACTCGCCAGGGATTTCGGCCTCACCGCGGCGAGCGAGTCGAGGCTGCCACAGGAGCCGACCGATGGCCAAGAAGACAGCGACGAAGCCGATCTCCGCTCCTTCACTGGATGACGGCAGCGACCGCCCCGAGTGGTGCGAAGGCTACGTGTGGGACAAGACCGCCGCCGACCGGCCGGTCCAGTTCATCGAGAAGTTTTGCCGGGCACCGTCGCAGGACGGCGGGCCAGCCAAGCCGATGCGCTTGATCGAATGGCAGCGGGAGCGAGTCATCCGGCCGATCTTCGGGTGGAAGCGGCCGGACGATCGGCTCCGCTACCGGCGGGCCGGCATCTTCTGCCCGAAGAAGTCTGGCAAGTCGTTCCTGATGGCCAGCCTTGCGCAGTACATGCTCTGCGCCCACTTCCCGATCTCGGACGTGTACGTCGCCGCCGTCGACCGTCTCCAGGCCCGCGAGATCTACCGCGTCGTGGCAAAGTTCGTGCAGGCCAGCCCGCAGCTCTCCAAGCTCCTCGAGGTGATCGACTCCCGGTCCATCATCCGCAATCGAGAACACAAGAACGTGCTGCGGTGTTTGTCGGCCGACGCCTACCGAAACGAAGGTCTAAACGGCTCCGTGATCGTCGATGAGATCCACGCTCACCGCTCCGACGAGCTGATCTCAGCTCTGACCTACGCGACCCGGGCGACACCCAACGGGCTCGTCCTGGCGATCAGCACCGCCGGCGACGACCGCAACGGTGTCGGCTTCCAGTGGTGGAAGGACTGCGAGCTCGTGATCCGCAGCCCCTCGGCGAATCCGTCGTTCTACGGGCTCATTTACGCGGCCGACCCGGAGACGGACGACTTCTCCGACCCGGCCGTCTGGCGGAAGGCCAACCCGTCGATGGGGATAACGTTCCGAGAGGAGGAGTTCCGGGCGGACTACGAGGACGCCTGCACTGATCCGCGGAAGATGGCGAAGTGGCTCCGGTACTCGCTCAACGTCTGGACCGAATCCGACAATCGGTTCTTCCACGGCGATGCTTTCACGCGGCTCCGCGTGCCGGCCCTCGACATCCCGGCCGGGACGCCCTGCTGGTGCGGGCTCGATCTCGCCAGCAACCGGGACATAACAGCCGCGGTGTTCCTGTTTCGCCGGCCCGACGCCGGATTCGATCTGGTGCTGAAGTGCTGGGTGCCGGAGCAGACCGTTGCAGAGGCGGAACGGAAGACGAAGATCCCGTACGCGACGTGGATCCGTGATGGCTGGATGAACGTCACCGAGGGCGCGCGGCTCGATCACGAGAAGGTCGCTGCCGACATCGTCGAGTTTTCCAAGCGCTATCCGATCCGCCAGATCGGGGCCGACCCGTGGAACCTGGGCGGCATCGCCACCCTATTTCACAGGGCAGGCATCGAAGTCACAGAAATAGGGCAGGGAATCGGCTATCTGACTGGCCCGACGAAGCTCCTCGAGGGGCTCGTGGCGGACAGGAAGATCGCCTACGACTCGCCCGTCATGGACTTCTTCGCCAACAACGTCTGCGTCCGCCAGGACGCAAACGGAAACATCGCCCCTGACAAGGCGAAGAGCCGCGAGAAGATCGACGGAATCGCTGCCACAGTCAACGCTCTCGCCATCGCAATGACCGCGGAAGCGGAAATGCCGGCCGACTCTTGGAACATCGTCGTCCTATGAGCAAGACCCGCGCCAAGACGACGACCAGCAAGCCGAAGGCAACACGCCGGCGGATCACCACCGAGACGGTGATGGACGAGCGGGGCATCGAGGCCCTCACGTACGGCTATCACGGGCTTCGCTCTTCCGACATCGTCACGCCGGAATCGGCCCGGAACGTCGCCGCGATCTTTGCCTGCTGCCGATTCATCGCCCAGGCGGTGGCGTGCATGCCGGGCCGCATCATCCGCACGATGCCGGACGGCTCGAAGGAGCGCGTCACCGACCTGAGCCCGCGGCCGATCGGAGCCTACCGGGCACTATGCGAACAGCCGAACGGCTGGATGAGCCTTTTCGACTTCAAGCAGCTCCAGGTGTTCCACGCCTGCCTCTACGGCCGCGCCTACGCCCGGAAGATCGCCGGCGAAGGCGGGCTGGTCACGAGCCTCGTGCCGCTGCACCCGAGCCGCATGAAGCGGCCGATCATGCAGAACGACGGGACGCTGATCTATCCCTACCTCCAGGCCGACGGGAAGACCGAGAACATCCCGCAGTCGGAGATCGTCCACATGAAGTGGATTTCCGATGACGGCATCGAGGGCATGCCGCCCAGCGAGATCTGCGGCAACACGATCGCCCTGGCCCAGGCACTCGACCGGAGCTCGGTGGCGTTCTGGCGGAACAACGCCCGCCCCGATCTCTTCCTTGAGTCGAGCGAACAGATCCCGCCGGAAGCGGTCGACCGGCTCCGGCAGCAGATGTCGGACCTGTACGGCGGCCCCGACAACCGCGGAAGGCCCGCGATGTTGCCCAAGGGAGTCAAAGCCACGCCGATCGCCGGCAACTCCGCCGAGTCGATGCAGATGATCGACCAGATGGATTCGATCGTCGCCAACTGCGCCCGGATCTGGGGGCTCCCGTCCACGCTCCTCGGCGACTACCGGATGGCGAAGTTCAGCAACGTCGAGCAGGAGTTCCTGACGGCTCACGTGTTCTGCCTTCAGCCGTGGGCGCTCCGCTACGAAGGCGCGTACGACCTGTCCATCATGCAGGTGTACCGGAAGGGATCGCCGCAGGACGGCATCACGCCCGACCGCGTTCACTTCAAGCTGGATCCGCGCGGCCTTCTCCGGGCCGACACGGCCGCCCGCACCGGGCTGTATCAGAGCCTATTCAACATGGGCGCGATCACGCCAAACGAGATCAGGAGTCTCGAAGACTTCGACTTGCTCGACACGCCGGCGGCCGACCAGACCTACATGCAGCTCGGCTTCTCGACGCTCGACGCCGCGGCCGCCCAGGCCGACGCACTCACGGACACGCAGCCCGACGACCAGGCCGACATGGCCGACACGTCCAACGACTCGGAGGCGACCGATGGAGCCTGAACGCCGCTACCTGCCGATCGCCGACAACGAAGACGCGATCCGAGTCGAGACGCGCGACGACGGGAAAAAGCTCCTCGCCGGCATCTCGCCGCCGTGGGAATCGCTGTCGGTCGATCTCGGCGGCTTCCGAGAGAAGTTCGTGGCGTCGGCGTTCGACAAGATCCTCGGCAGGCACCGGAACGACCCGCGCGGCTCGGTCGACGTGCCGTTCCTCTTCAATCACGATGCGTCGTTCATCACCGGCCGGACGAGTAACGGCCGGCTGACGCTGGAGAAGACCCCGAAGGGGCTCGGCTACACGCACGATCCGCTGATGACCACGCAGGGGCGTGATCTCGTGATGATGGTCGAGGATCGCACGATCTACGGGGCGTCGTTCGCCTTCAGCGTTCAGCCAAACGGCGAGCAATGGACCGAAGACGGCAAGGGCGGCGTCCTCCGGACGATCGTCGAGGCCGACGGGCTCTACGACATCTCGGCCGTGACCCGCGCCGCCTACCCGACGGCATCGGTTGGCATGCGGTCCCTCGACGCCTGGAAGGCCGCCCGCGGCGTCGTGGCCGCCCGGGCCGAAGGCAATCTCACCGTCTCGCTCGACTTCGACGGCACCTTTACTGCCGCTCCCGGCCTGTGGCGATCCTTCATCCAAGAAGCCACGGCCCGCGGCACTCGTGTCGTGTGCATCACTCGCCGCGAGGACAACGACGAGAACCGCTCGCAGCTCCTGGCCGCGTTCGGCGACGTTTACGCCGCGCTCGATCGCGTCGTGATGTGCGGGGCCGGCACGCAGAAGCGTGACGCGGCCGCCGCCGCCGGCCTCGAGGTGGACATCTGGATCGACGACAGCCCCGAGAAGATTCCGGCTGCCGGCGGCGACCCGGTCGGCACCCGTGCAGTGAAGGTGTCCACGCTGGCAGGCCAGAAGGCTGCCGCCGCTGCGGCGGCGATGCGTCTCCATGCGAGGTGACATGAGCGAGCCCGCCGTGTGCCGCAAGTGCGGAGCCCGGATGCGGATCATCCGGTCCCGAGCGTGCGGCGACCAGCAGCATCAGTACCTGACCTGCACCACGTGCGAGGCGAAGCGGTCGCGTGTGGTCGATGCCCGGAGTGTCTGGAGACGCAAGCGATGAGCCCCGATCAACTGCAAGCCGCCGTCCTCTCCCTGATTGCCGGCGCGCGGCTCAAGTCCGCCGGCGGGCTGACCGTCGCCGAGTTCGGCTCGCTGACCGTCGAGGTGATCCGCCTGGCGGTGGCCGGGCTCGACACGATCAACACGCTCGACGGGGCCGCCAAGAAGTCGTGGGCGCTCGCATGCGTGGGATCCCTGTTCGACTCGGTGGCGGATGCCTGCGTCCCGTTCGCCGCCCGGCCGGTGTGGTGGATCGTCCGCCCGGCGGTTCGCACGCTCGTCCTCTCGGCTGCCGGCGGGGCTCTGGAGCAGATCCTCGTCCTGACCCGCGCCGCTGCCCCGGAGGTGTCCGCATGATCTGGGACGTGAATCAGTCCGAGCCGTGGACGGCCGCCAAGGTCTACGACGCCAACGGCGATGAGATCACCTACGTCGTGTGGATGGACACCGACACCGGCGAGGTGGTGCAGCTCCGGCACGACGGTGAGTCGTTTGTCTTCAACGGTGACCGCTCGGACATCGTGCGGCAACTCAAGTTCTACCCGGCACCGCTCCGCGTCGTGCCGATCACGGAGCCCGTCGCATGACGACCGCCCTCGTCCTCGCCGCGGCCGCGGTGGCCTACCTGCTGTGGGCTCGCCCGGCCGCCCCTGCGGGGCTGCCGCCGCTGTCGCCGCTTCCGGCACCGTTGCTGCCACCGGCCGCCCCCGTGGCCGCAGGCGGCCCGCACCCGCTGACGCTCCTGGCGATTCTCGCCGCCGGCGCGCTGATCGCATTCTCGATTCGTGAATCTGGAACGCCGCCTGCCCCCGCCCCCGCTCCGGTCGTCGGGCTTGATCTCCGAGGCCGGTTCGTCGGGCCGGATGCCGCGGCCGATGCCGCCACCACGGCCGCCCTGCTCGGGGAACTGGCAGGCCAAATCGAGTGGGACGGCTCGCAGACCGAGCCGCGCCTCCGCACCGGGGCCGCCTTCGACGATCTCCGCCGGGCCGCCCGCGAACTGCGGACGCGGGGCGTCTCGCTCGGCGCTCGGCAGCCGGCCGTCCGTGACGAGATCAAGCGGTTCCTCGACGCCGAGGCCGGCACCGAGGGCGGGCCGGTCGATGCGGCCGCCCGTGCGAAGTGGGTGAAGGCGTACCGAGCAGTCAGCCAGGCCGCGGCGGAGGCGACCCGATGACCCGCCGCCAGGCCCAGATGTGGTCGTGGTCCGCCATCGGCTTCGTCGTCGTGGCCGCGATCGTCGGCGCGCTCGTCGAGCGGGCCACGCACCGGATCGCCGCCGGCGTCGAGAGCCGGTTCGGCTACACGCCCGACCCGGAAGGGCTCCGTCAGGTCATGGCCGAGTTCGGCCCCGCTGGGCGATTCTCTGCGGCCGGTGCCGAGGCGATCGAGAAGGCGGAACACAGGGACACCTTCCTCTATCGATCCGCCTACAAGGCCCATCAGGCCGTCTACGGCCAGCCGTGGGTCGTCGGCCGGCAGGGAATCGGTGACTGCGTCTCGTGGGGCTGGGGCCACGCGGTGTGGATCGCCCTCTGCTGCGACTGGGAGACGGGCCGTCTCGCCAATCCGCCGCCGATGGTCGCCGTCGAAAGCATCTACGGAGGCTCTCGCGTCGAGGCTCGGGGCCGTCCGGGGGACGGGCGGAATCCGGTGGGCGGCTACTCCGACGGCTCCTACGGGGCCGCCGCGGCCCGCTGGGTGCGGGACTGGGGCGTGATCTTTCGCCAGGAGGTGGGCGGCCACGATCTCCGCGTCTACTCCGCCGACACGGCAAAAGCCTGGGGCGCGTTCGGCAACGGCGGCCAGGGGGACGCCGGCAAGCTCGACGAGATCGCCAAGACACATCCGGCGGAGCATGTGGCCGCGGTCGGTACGTTTGCCGAGGCCGCCGCCGCGATCGAGAGCGGCTACCCGGTGGCGGTCTGCTCCGGGCAGGGCTTCGCCAACGTCCGAGACTCCCACGGCTTCGCCGCTGCGTCCGGCTCGTGGGCTCACTGCATGGTGTTCATCGCCGTCCGCTACGCCGCCAACGGCTCACCGGAAGACGGGCTTCTCTGCCTCAACTCGTGGGGGCCGTCGTGGATCTCGGGACCGTCCTGGCCGGGCGACATGCCCGCCGGATCGTTCTGGGTGCGCCGCTCCGTCGTTGACCGGATGCTCGGCGGCGAGAACACGGACTCGTTTGCCGTCGGCAGCGTTGGCGGGCTCGGTCATCGCCCCCTCGACAACGGCAACTGGCTCCAGCCGGCCCCGGCCGCCGCCCGCCCGCAACCGGCCCGCCTGATCGCTGACGTTTACTCCCTCGCCCCGTGAGGCCAGCATGATCGTCGATCGCAAGCTCGTCGCCATCGTCCTCGTCGCCCTGGCCGCCGGCTGGTGGCTGGGCTCCTCGCCGTCGTCACCGATTAACCCGACGCCGCAGCGGCCGGTCCTCCAGGCCGTCGGCCGGCTTGCTCGAGTTGCGGCCCGGCTCGGCTTGTGGGCCGCGCTGGCTGCCGAGCCCGCACCGACGCAAGCCGACAGCCGGCAGCTCGTCCACGCGCCGGCGGTCGATGCCGA